AATTATTACTGAGACCCCAATGCCAAAAGAGTTAAAAGGTCAATATCAAAAATTTACAAAAGCAGATAACTCTAAATTATTAGAGGTTATAGGTGATTATGATTGGCAGACTGTAGAACAATATATAAACCAAAATATCGATGTTTACCTTAATTAAAAGTGTTTTAAAATCAATTGAGTTATTTTTATCTTTAAAAAATAAGACTTTCTACTTACAATTAAAACAAGACCATGAAGAAGAAAGAAAAAGAATTATTCAGGAGCTTGAAGACATTAGGGCTAATGGCGGTGATGCCGACCGTGCTGATCTCTTGCGCGACGAACTCATCCGTGAAGACAACTCCTTTAAACATTTATCAACCTTCTACTCTGAGTTTGACAAAAGGGATTCCAATAGAAACAAGTAAGGGGATTTACACCCCTAAGAATGATGAAATTTGGCACTCTGACGCTAGATTTAGGAGGCTAGAGAGACAGCTTTATTTCCCTAGCGGAAAATAAATACTTTTAAGTGTAGATTCTAGTAATGGCATATATTGACGGCATCCCTATTAGAGATAGTATCCACACTGATTTTTCAACAGGTAGTGGGATATGGGTGGAATATAGGGAGATTCTGACTGGACAATTTCTTAGCGGTGATAGTGAGAGATACTCAGAGTTTACTCAAGATATTCAAGAATATAACAGGAAAGTAGACACACTTACTGGTCAATGGAAACACACTGGTTTATTTTTGACACCCCAGAATGCTGGCTTTAGATATACAGGCACAGGCAAATTTAACACATTGGCTTGATTTTTTTATTTTTGTATATATAATATTGCATATATGACAACTATTGATTTTTCCGAAGAAGAGCTTAATGCTCTAATGCAACTACTAGATATTGCAGTTAAGGCACAAGGCTTGAATGTAGCTGAAGCCGCTGTTGTTTTGAGCCAAAAAGTTAGAAGGGCTGCGGCTGGACCACCTCCAGAGGTTGATTCATCCCCTCAGTTTGCTGACTCTGTTGAAGCACCAGCAGAAATTCCTGAAGAGGAATAAATTTTCCCTTGACCATGACAATTCTGTAATATATATTTGATTTATGAAGAAACTAATTCTTACACTACTGGGCGCTTCAATTATTAGCGCAGCCTCTGCTACCACTGTAGCAACGGATTTGTCCGTTGAAGGTGGAGCATCAATTTCAAACTTTAGCACCGACAGAGGTCTAGCGACAAGAGAAGATTCCATTGGAGGTTCTCTCGCTTTATCTACCGCTTTTGGAGGCGGGGATCTGTCATTTGGTGCGTCACTTTTTGACACTGATGGTGGTGGCGAAATGGATTTTGGAGCTAGTTATAGCCTTGGGGTTGATCTTTTCGGTCAAAACATTGGCTTGACTGCCGCTTTAAAAGATACTGAGTCCGTCTTCGGAGACAGGGAAGAACTATCTTTAACCGCTAACTACACTTACATTGCAGACCTCTCTGTCGGTGTCTGGTATGAGGATAATAATGATTGGTTCGGAGTTGAACTTGGAGTTTCATATGATTTCAAGACACCTGTCGAAAATCTTACTTTAAGTCCCTTTGTCACCGCAAATATTGCAGAAGAATACGAAGCACTTGAGCTTGGCGTTAAAGCAAATTACGTTTTGACAGAAGATGTCTCAATTATTGGAAAAGTATCCTTTAACAATAATAACCTTGAAGACTCTTCTCTTGAAGTAGACAAAGAGTGGATTGTTGGCGCAGGATTGTCATACAACTTCTAATTTAAATTAGTTTTAATTATAAAATAAAAAAGCCACCTGCACGGGTGGCTTTTTTTGTGTAGAAGTTAATTACATGGAACCTGAAAAGTCTTTAATCAAAGAATTCCTCAATGGAGGTTGGTTAGTCCCGCTTGTAGGTGCTGCTGCGATGTTTGCTAGGCTCTTATCAGGTAATAATGGATTAACGCTTAAACAACAGTTTAAAAGGGTGATTACAGCAGCCCTAGCTGCTGGCATTGCTTGGTTTGTTTTGGAGCAAACTGATGTTTCATCTTTAACTAAGGCAATTACTTACGGGATTATTGGTGTAATAAGCCCAGAGGTTATTAGTGGGATAGTAAGAATGGGCGAAAAATTTGCTAAAAACCCAGAAAAATTTCTTAAAAAATGAGACCAAAGTTTATTGTATATTGTTTAGCCGCTATTTGTTTGGCCTTTGGTTTCAAAGGTCTTTTCCTTACTGAAGACATTCAAAGCACTCTAAAAGAAAACGCTCGACAATCAGAGTCTTCCATTATGGAGATTGGCATGTGCTTTGATTGGTATGGGGTCATCATTGTAGATTCGGTCGTAAAAACCTCTCATGGAGTCATAACTCCAGCAGAAATGGTGGAGACCTTAGAAGAAGAGAGGGTATATAAGGATCAATATTTAGAAGGCTATAAAAAAGATATAACGCCTAAAGAAGTAGAGTATGCTGAGTTTGTTTTTGAGCAAGAAAAGAAAATAAATCTTTATGTTAATCAATTAATTGAGTGGGGGAATACGAACAATGTTGAATTGATTAAAGCATCAGTTCCCACGATGTATGAGATGACTGACCCCACAATAGAAGCCATCAACAACATCATGGATACAAAAATGTATTACAATGAGGAACAAGCTGCGATTTTAAATGAAAAAATAACTGACTACAAAAACTTCATGATACTAACAGTTGTTTTATGTATCGTGATGTCTGTGTGTGCTAGTTTTAGTAGAAGGTGTTCATAATGAATTTTAAAGGCAAAAAAGAAGTAGTAAAGGCAGTGCAGAAGCTTCTCGGAGTTTCTGCTGATGGCGTTGATGGTCCTGTTACTTGGAATGCTATTTTAGCCAAAATGTCCACAAAAAGCCCTGTTACCTCTAGTGGTAGTGTAGCAGAAAAAATGGTTTCTTTAGCTAGGGAAGAAATAGGAGTCTCCGAAGTTGATGGCAGCAATTGTGGACCAAGAGTAGATGAATATAAAGCTGCCACATGGCTAGATGCAGACAAAGGCTGGCCTTGGTGTGCTGCTTTTATCTGTTGGCTTGTTAGAGAAGCTATAGAAGGAGAAGATGTAAAATTCAAGAGACCCAGAACTGCTGGGGCTTGGGATTTTGAAAACTGGGCTAAACAACAAAGCGCAAATGGAGTCGAGCTTCGCAAACCCACAAACGAAGATATTAAAGCAGGTGATATTGTTGTATTCACTTTTTCTCACATTGGATTGGCTGTAAAGGACGCAGACTCAAGTGGTTATGTGGTTACGATTGAGGGCAACACAAATGGGGCTGGGAGCAGAGAAGGTGGTTCTGTTTTAGAGAAAAAGAGGCACGTTTCAAAAATTAGAAGCAGAATTAGGATTGTGTAGACTTTTTGTATAATCTGATATATAATCTGGTATATTAGACTCTAATGCAAAAAGTCAAAATTAAAGTAAGCAGGTATGACATCTTTGATTATGTCGTAGGTAATTCTACATTTGATCCCATTGAAAAATGTATTGACCCAATTAGATATGAAGTATTTGATACTTTTATCTTTGATAGTAAAGAGAAGACAAATATAGATCAGGACGAGGAGTTTTGTAAATTTGAGTGGGAAGTGTCCAAGCTCAGGAATAGAGCTAGAAAAATGGACAAGTTGGAGATTGACAGGATTTGTGAGGAACTAGAAGAAATTGCTCCAAGCTCTTTAAACCTGTAGTGAGGGGCGATATATTCATAGACATTGATCATAATGGTATAGGAGATAGAATTCAATTTTCTCCAATCCCAGAAGCCTTTTATAAATGGTATGGCAAGAAATTGGTCGATATAAATAAATGTTGGGTTTTTGATTACAATCCATATGTGCAGAGAAGAGATAATCATGAATCAGATCAGAAATTAAATTTTAAAGGAGAGGGTTTTGCTAGCATTTATTGCAATGAATTAGACTGGGTTAACCCTGAAATAAAAGGGCTTAATCATAATTATTTTGCAGACGATCAAAATAATAAACTATTAATACATAATCTTTACCCAAGCTATAAAGAAACATTTTTAGGGTCTAATAGAAATACTTGGTTTTTATTAAAATTAGGTATTATTCCTTTTCAAAAACCAGAATTAGATCTTCCTAGAGGGCCAAGGCTATATAAATATGAAGAGCCGAATAATGTAAAAAAAGATCAAATAGCAATTCATGTCGGACCAAGCGTTAACAATCCAAATGAATTAATTCCTGATTATGTTTTAAACACTATAAAGGAGAGGTATTCTGAATACCAAATAGTTCAAATTGGTAGCAAAAATGATAACGAATCTCCCTTCATAGATAAAAGAGGCTTGCCGATTTGGGATAGCATTAAAACCATAGCAGAAAGTTCAATTTTCATTGGTATTAATAGTGGACCAATGAATATAGCAAATTGCTTTCCACACATTAATAAAAAGCTAATTATCTTGCCTCACATGAATCAACAAGACCTTGTTCACAGGTTTGAGCCTTTAAACGCAAGGATAAAATTTGATTTTGGCTGGATAGATTATGGTTGGCAATACTATATTGCAGAAGAACGCGACATAGGAAGAATGTATTCTTACAAAAGAATATAATTATTCCCGTTAAATTTTAGGTGGTGTAATATAGAATATATAAATATAATTTATTATGGACACAATTATTCAATTGATTCAGGATAACCCTTGGTGGGGTGTAGTAGCTTCTGCTGTTGCCCTCGCCTCTGCTATTACCGCAGCAACGCCAACTCCCA